TACTTTTGATTCTACGTCAGCAATTCTTGTTGATGATTCATCTGCATTCTCAACTTTTGAAAATGTTGGTGTCGGAACAACAAATGCAGGATATCTTTTGATTGGAAATGAGATTATTTCTTATACATCAACTTCTTCTGGTTCAATTGGTGGTCAAATTGTAAGAGGTTCAAATCCAATTAACTATTCAACTGGAACACCAGTTTATAAGTATGAGTTAAATGGAGTTTCTCTGAGAAGAATTAATAAAACTCATAATTTATCAAACGTAACTACAGCAGATTCAATTTCTTTTGATTCTTATACAATCAAATTGGATACATCATCAAATACAGGAACAGCAAGAAGCACATCATCTGGATATCCAATTCTTTATTTGAATCAAACAAAATCAGCAGGAGGATATAATATAAAGGCATCTCAAAATATGCCCTTTGAAATCATTACTCCAATGATACAGAACGTTACCGTGACTGGAACTTCACTCAGTTCAGAAATTAGAACAATATCTGCATCCAGTATTAGTGGAAATGAGATTCCATTTATTGATACTGGATTTGATAATATTACATTAAATCAAGTAAATTATCTTGATAGTCCAAGAATGATTGCATCAAAAGTGAATGAGACTCAATACCTCTCCACACTTCCTGGCAATAAATCAATGAATTTGAGAGTGTTCTTAAATACAATTGATAGTAGATTAAGTCCAGTTATTGATACTCAAAGAGTAAGTGTAATATTAACTTCAAATCGAGTTAATAGTGTGATTACAAATTATGCCGAAGATTCAAGAGTTAATAGTATTTTTGATGATCCAACCGCATTCCAATATCTTTCAAAAGAAATTACTCTTGAAAATCCAGGAACATCGATTAAAATATTACTCAGTGCATATAACAATCTTTATTCTGACATTCGTGCATTTTATGCAATCAGTGAAAATCAAAACTTTAATCCGATCTTTGTTCCATTTCCTGGATACGAAAATCTTAATAGTAGAGGACAAATAATCGATATTCAAAATAATAATGGTCATCCAGATGCTTTTGTTCCCTTAACATCAAATACTGGATTTTCACAAAATGATGTTCCATTTTCAGAATATACATTTACTGCAGATCAATTACCACCGTTTAGATCGTATCGAATCAAAATCATTATGACTTCCACAAATCAAGTTTATGTTCCAAGATTGAAAGATTTGAGAGTAATTGCATTGGCATAATATGGAATATGCAAAAGTTGAAGGGCACTTTCATCTTCTACGTGATTCAAAGACAAATTCAATTATTAATACAAATATGGTAGAATATCAAGAGTATCTAAATAGACGTAATGTAAAAGCAGATGAGAATCAAAAGATACAACATCTAGAATCTGATGTTGCTAATATAAAAAATGATCTTAGTGAAATAAAATCTTTATTGAGGAGTTTAGTCAATGAATCCCGATGAAATTAAACTTGAAAATTTAAGTAAAAATTTTGAATACTTTAAAATAAGTACAGAAATAGATAGTATTAATGATATTGAAACTGCAAAAGATTTTGCAAAATGTTATTGTAAATTGTATTTGAAACAGCAAGAGGTTCTTTCCTCTTTAGGTTCTATCAAATAATAACTATAGACATAAAGACATTGCTATAAATATTTACAAAAGAGTAAAAAATAAATGGCACAACCAACTACTCGACAAGAACTCATAGATTATTGTAAAAGAAAGTTGGGAGCACCAGTACTTGAAATTAATGTTGCAGACGAACAAATTGATGATTTGGTAGATGATGCAATACAACTATTCCAAGAACGTCATTTTGATGGAGTTTACCCTACTTTTTACAAATATAAAATAACTCAAAATGATATAGACAGAGGTAGGTCACCTGGAAATAATTCTGTTGTTGGACTTGTGACTACCACAGTAACAACAAGTATTGTAGGTACTGCAACGACTTTTAGTTATACAGAAAATAGTAATTATTTACAAGTACCACCAAATATAATTGGAGTAAATAAAATATTCCAATTTGATGGTAATAATGCCATTACTAATAATATGTTCAGTATAAAATATCAATTATTTCTAAATGATGTTTATTCTTTTGGTGCTCTTGAAATATTGAGTTATGCAATGGTTAAAACATATTTGGAAGATTTAGATTTTTTATTGAACACTCAAAAACAAATAAGATTTAATAAAAGACAAGATAGATTATATTTGGATATTGATTGGGGTGGTATTTCTGTAGGAACCTATATTATTATTGATTGTTATTCAACTTTAGATCCAAATGACTATACAAGAATTTATAACGATTCCTTTTTGAAACCATACTTAACATCATTAATCAAACGTCAATGGGGTCAAAATTTAATTAAATTTCAAGGAGTAAAACTGCCTGGTGGAATAGAACTAAATGGAAGACAAATATATGATGACGGACAAAAAGAAATTGATACATTAATGGAAAAAATGTCAAATACTTATGAACTTCCTCCTTTTGATATGATAGGATAATGTTAAATCCATTTTTTCTTCAAGGGTCAAATAGTGAACAAAATCTTGTTCAAGATTTAATTAATGAACAATTGAGGATGTATGGTGTTGAGGTTTACTACTTACCAAGAAGATATGTCACAGAGAAAACTATTATAAGGGAAGTAATTGAGTCACAATTTGTTGATGCATATCCATTGGAAGCATATATTGAGAATTATGAGGGATATGAAGGTAATACAACTATATTATCAAAATTTGGAATCCAATCGTCACAGGAAATAAGTTTAATCATATCACAAGAAAGGTTTGAGACTTATATTACACCTCTAATCAAAAATAAACCAAATATAAAATTATCAACAAGACCAAAGGAAGGAGATTTAATATATTTTCCTTTAGGTGATAGATTATTTGAAATAAAGTTTGTAGAACACGAAAAACCTTTTTATCAACTTCAAAAAAATTATGTATACTTATTAAAATGTGAATTGTTTAGATATGAGGATGAAGTTATTGATACTGATATTGATGAAATTGATAATATTTTAATTGGTGAAGATGGTGGAACTTCGGAAGATGGAATTGATACTGTTTTAGGGCAAACTCAAACTCTCACTTTAGTTGGAATTGGAATAACAGCAACTGCTGTTGTTGGTATAGTAACTTTTGGTGGAATTAGATTTATTACTGTTTCAAATAGAGGTGGTGGTTATACATCAACACCAATTGTTGGAATATCGTCTGCACCATCAGGTGGAAAAACTGGGATTGCTACTGCTACTATGATAGGTGGTATTGTAGTTTGCACTGACAATGTAAACACAAGTGCTCAATCTGTTCAAAGTGTTCAAATTATAAATCCTGGCTTAGGGTATACTAGTGTTCCTGGAGTTAGATTTATAGGTGGTGGAGGGTCTGGGGCAGCAGCAACTGCCACAATTGGTGATAACATTATTGGTATTGTGACAGTTACAAGTGGTGGTTCTGGTTATTCAACATCACCAACGATAACATTTACAAATCAAATATTTAATATTGGAGTTTCTACTGTTTCTGCTGCTGCCACTGCAATAGTAAGTGCAGCAGGAACAATTACTGCAATTAGAATTACAAATGCAGGTTTGGGTTATAGTGTTGCACCATCAATATCAATCAGTCAACCATCAATGACATCATCTGGAACTTTCATATTTAATGAAACTGTAACAGGTTCTTCGAGTGGAACTACTGCAAAAGTAAGAACTTGGAATTCTATAACAAATGTTTTAGAAGTTTCTAATGTTTCTGGTGCATTTGTAATTGGAGAAAATATTGTTGGAGCAGCATCAAGTGCATCTCATCAATTAAGGAATATTGATTTAAATCCAAATAATGATGGTTTTGCAGATAATTCTTCAATTGAAACCGAAGCAGATTCAATCATTGATTTCAGTGAAAAGAATCCATTTGGTACTCCATAAATGATATTTGCAATAATTATAATGGTTAAATAGTAGTATAATAGGTACTTATTATGTTTGAATATTTTTACAACGAAATTTTAAGAAAAACCATCGTATCTTTTGGGACTCTGTTTAATAATATATCCATTAAACATACAAACTCTTCAGATGATGTAGTTAGTGTTATAAAAGTTCCATTTGCATATGGACCTACACAAAAGTTTCTTGCAAGATTAAATCAGTCACCAGATTTAAATAAATCTACGGCTATTACTTTACCTAGAATGTCTTTTGAATTTACTGGTTTAACTTATGACGCATCTAGAAAATTAACCACGACTCAAACATTTATTGCAAAAGATCCAGATACTGGTATTGAAACAAAAAAAATGTATATGCCAGTTCCATATAATATGCAATTTGAATTGTCAATTATGTCAAAACTAAATGATGATGCATTACAAATTGTTGAACAAATTTTACCTTATTTTCAACCAGCATATAATTTAACAGTTTCTTTAGTAGATTCTATTCAAGAAAAAAAAGATATACCTATTATTTTAGAAAATGTGACTATGCAAGATGATTATGAAGGTGATTTTTCTACAAGAAGAGTTTTGTTATATACTTTAAGATTTACAGCAAAAACTTATCTGTTTGGACCTGTTTCTAGTGTAAGCAAAGATATTATTAAATCCTCAAAAATCAGTTATCTTACAGGTACAGATACTAATAATACTACAAGAGAAGTTGTTTATACTGCAACACCAAGAGCAATAAAAAATTATACAGGTACTATTCTCACGACAGTAGCAAAAGATTTCTCAACATCAGAAATATTGATAAATGTTGAGAATGCTGGTGGAATTACAGTTGGAACATATTTAGAAATTGAAGGTGAGGAATTGTTTGTAAAATCTAAAATTGGTAATGTACTAACTGTAGAAAGAGGAAGAGATGGTACTACAATTACATCACATTTAAGGGGAGAAGAAATTAAATCAATTACACAATCTGATAATTTACTAATAGAAGATGGTGATAATTTTGGATTTAATGGTTCTACACAATAAAAAATGGCAAAAAAATTCGATAGTTTAAACGATGCATTTGATATTGCTGGAGAAGTAGTATCAAAACAAATTGAAACAAATGAAGAAAAAATTGAAAAAATATCATCTTCAGTTGATGATATAAAAAAAGATTATGAATACACTAGAGGAAACTTGTATTCCTTAATTGAAAAGGGGCAAGAGGCAATTAATGGTATTCTTGAACTTGCTCAAGAAAGTGAAATGCCAAGAGCATATGAAGTTGCTGGACAATTAATTAAAAATGTTGCCGATGCGACTGATAAACTAATGGAACTTCAAAAGAAATTAAAAGATATTGATGAAGGAAGACCAAAGGGACCAACAAATGTGACCAATGCACTTTTTATTGGTTCAACAGCAGAACTTTCTAAAATACTTAAACAGCAGTATAAAAATGAAGACATTCAAGCAGTTTAGAGAAGAGTGGACTAATAAATAAAAAAAAGATATTGATTGCTCAAATCCAAACTGTTGTGGCATCCGTAGATTGGGAGGAAATTATCCGATGAAAAAGAAAGTTCCTACTGAACAGGAAATCGCCAAGAGGCATGGTGTCTCCGTTGATGCTATTATCAAACAGGCAGAGATTGGTTCAACTGTGGAGCGTGAGCACGTTACTACCCACGAGG